TCAAAGAAATAACCTATACTGATTACATATAAATCAATTGAGTGTAATCATGCCTAAATCCGGTATATCAAGAGCAAACCAAAATAAAGCTATAAGGCAAGAAGCCTTAAGAGAGCAATTAGCAGCCCAAGGACATGTGCAACATGTAATTGATATCGCTAATAAACTAACAGACTTAGAGGTTAAGTTAGAGGCTAATGACGTAACGCGCCTTAAAGCAGCTGCAGACATCAAGAAAGGGTTAATATCCAAGTACTTACCAGACCTTAAAAGTATCGAACTATCAGAGGCCGCAGACTTCTCAAATTATTCAGACGATGAACTAAGAGATTTAATAGATGCTTACATCGCCAGCAGCTAATTATAGTCCTAAAGAAATAGCAGGAGCCATTAAGGAATTAAACAAAAGGATAGGCACTAAAGGCACAATAGTCGGCATCGTATCAACAGAAGGTAAACTCATTCATTCACTAGTTAAGAAAGCCAATAAGTGGATAAAAACCAAAGATAAACCAAGTGTGCTAATAGCTGAAAAGCTAGAACCCGTACTCAAAAGCAACAAAAGATTCATTATCGTTATAGGTGGTCGAGGTTCTTCAAAATCAATCGGTGTAATGGATATCTGTATCATTGATGCTAAAGACGATAATGCCAAGACCTACTTCATACGTGAATTCCAATCAAGCATCAGAAACTCAGTACAATCATTATTAGCCGGTGAAATCAAGCGATTAGAATTACCCGGCTTTGAGGTTCAAGGTAACACCGTATTACATAATGAAGAGCCAATAGCTGAATTTGCCGGATTAGCTCGTAATGTAGACTCAATTAAATCAGCTTATGGCTTTAAACGATATGAAGTAGAGGAAGCTCAATTCCTAACAGAGCCATCATTAACCGCATTAACACCTACAGCACGTAACAAACCAAACAAAGGATTACCAGGCGCTGCTAAGAAAGCCGATAAGGATATGGATAGCGTATCAATGATATTCATTGCCAATCCTGGTAGTAGTGAAGATCCATTCAGTAAGAGATTCATTGAGCCATTCAAAGACCATTTAGACAGAGATGGATTCTATGAGGACGATCTACATTTAATCGTCAAGATGAATTACATGGATAACCCGTGGTTTGAGGAATCAGGCTTAGAAGCTGAAAGAATGTGGGATTACGAATACAGAAGCAGAGCAGCTTATAATCATATCTGGCTTGGTGAATACAACGATGGTGTAGACGATGCTCTAATTATGGGCGAATGGTTCGATGCCTGTATAGACTCACATCTAAAACTAGGATTCAAGCCACAAGGCGCTAAAATAGTTACTCACGACCCATCAGATACAGGATTCGATAGTAAAGGCCAAGCATACCGTCATGGTTCAGTATTCCTTGATGTTCAAGAGAAATTAGATGGCGACGTAAACGAAGGCGGCCATTGGTCTGTTGGAATAGCTAATCAGCTAGGTGCTGACTACTATTCATGGGATTGCGACGGAATGGGGGTCGGCCTTAATGAACAGATATCCAAAGACTTTGGCGGCAAACAGACAAAGATTGTAATGTTTAAAGGCTCGGAAGGCCCAGATACACCAGAAGCAATATATAAACCTGCAGTAGATAGTCCTACTGTTGATCAAAAAACCATTAAAGACGTATTCAAGAATAAACGTGCTCAATATTACTGGGAATTACGAGACAGAATCTATAGAACCTATCGATCTGTCATGTTTGGCGAGTATAACGACCCCGATAAGTTGATTAGTTTTGATTCTAACATTAAACTTATGGGTAAATTGCGTGCTGAATTATGTAGATTGCCAATTAAACCAAATGGAAACGGTTATCTACAGTTATACACTAAGCAAGAAATGAAGACTAAATTTAAGATTCAATCCCCAAATCTAGGGGATTGTGTAATGATGAGTATGAGATACGTACCGCAAACAAGTAGAATTAATATCAGACGACCAAGATCAATTAGACCAATGGGAATAAGATAATGCTAGACCTAAAAGAAATCAAAGATTTGTGGGACAAATCCTACACTAACAATCAGGTGACTAGGCAGCGTGCAGCCGATGATACCGTTTTCTTTCATGTAACCCACTGGGACAGTAATACACTAGAAGAATCTCAATTAGCATACCGAGGCGAATTCGATATACTCAAGAAAGCCATGACTCGAATCATTGGCAGACTAAAAGCAAACCCAGTACAAATAGATTTTCAGCCAGTTGATGAAGATAGAGAAGATGGTGCTGACCTTCTTGACGGCTTATACCGAGCTGACGACAGACGAAACGAGACTGTGGAGGCTTACGGCAACGGAATACAGGAAGCTATTGTTTGTGGTGTTGGTGCATGGGAGCTGTACTCTAAGTATGAAACAAACCGAGCTGGTGATGAGAATCAAGTACTAAGACGACGCGCTTTGTACGAAGCTAATAACACTGTGTTCTGGGACCCGAATGCTAGAATGCTGGATAAATCAGATGCTGACTATGTTGGTGTATTAAAGCCTTATTCACCAGAAGGTTACAAGAAGCTTAAATTCGAATTAACAGGTGAAGAGGATGACGATGGTTATACCAGCTCTTTCGGCGCTCCTGAAATCTCGTATGTATTCCCCTGGATTGGAGGTCAGAACGATGTAGTCCATGTGGTGTCATTCTTTCATCGGGAGACAGTGCAAGACAAAGTATTAACCCTGGAAGACCCATTAGGCCAGCCATTAAAACTAAGAGAGTCCGATCTAAAGGATGTCATGGACGATTTAATGGATGAGGGGTACAAAATAACTGGTGAGAAAGTAATCAAACGTTACGAGATAACGCGCTATATTGCATCGGGCAAAGAGGTCATTAAACATGAAACTGTGGTCGGTGAAAACATTCCAATCATTCCAGTATACGGCAAACGAGCGTTTGTTGAAGATGAGGAGCATTACGAAGGAATTACTCGAACTGCTAAAGATCCTCAAAGACTGCGTAATTTCCAGATGTCATACCTTGCTGACATAGTTAGTCGTTCACCTCGACCTAAACCAATATTCACAGCTGAACAAATTGAAGGCCATCAGGATATGTATGAATTATCCGGTGCTGATAACAATCTGCCTTACTTACTAATGAACAGTAAGACCGCAAATGGTGAACCTCTACCAATTGGACCCATAGCAGAGTTACCTGAGCAAAAAGTACCCCAGTCATTAATGTTATCAATGGAAGCCACTAACCAAGCAATCAGTGAAATAATCGATGCTGGAGCACCAAAAGACCTGGCTGATATAGATTTATCCGGTAAAGCGTTGAGGGAATTAAACTCAATGATGGACCAATCATCCATGCTGTACCAAGAAAACCTTAAACATGCTAAACGTAGAGATGCTGAGATTTACGCATCAATGGCCAGTATAATTAATGACGCTCCAAGAAAGGTGAATATAAGCCTACCTGACGGCAGTAGAAAATCAGTCGATATCATGCAATCGGTCATGGATGAGAAAACCGGTGAAATGAAGATATTGAATGACCTAACTAATACTCAATTTGATGTGTTCGCAGAAATAAGCCCAAGTTACACAACCAAGAAAGAAGAAACCTTTGATCAATTAGGTGAAATGGCCGTAGCAGTAGCCGCTACAGACCCAAATCTACATAACCTGCTTATCATGCAACAGTTAACATTAATGGATGGAGTAGCCTTAGAAGATGTAAGAACTTATGCTCGAAACAAATTAATCGTATCCGGTATCAAGAAACCTGAAACCAAGGAAGAAGAAGAATTGCTAATACAGTCTCAAAATCAGCCAGAACAACCAGATTCTAGTATGGTGTTAGCTCAGGCTGAACAAGCCAAAGCACAGGCAGACATGGCAGAAGTTGAACGTGGAGTTCAGAACGATATAATGGACAATCAAGTTGCTCGAGGCAAGCTAGAATTAATGCGATTCGACCTGAGTACTAAGAGAATTGAAGCTCAGACAGCAGTACAAGAAGCTCAGGCCGATATTCAGTTTAAACGCATTGATACTATGACTAAAAGATTAGACGCTGTTAGCAAGTTTAGAGCTAACGTGAATTCTTAGTCTGTTTAATTAAAATTGAATTACTTTTAGCCAACTCATCCGCTCTATGATTCTGCTCTTTAGCGGATTGCCTGAGCTGTTTAATGAATGCCTTGGTACGTTTGATGCAGTCTTGCACTTCTAAATCAGTTACTGGTTTGCCCATCTTTCACCTCCGGTCTATCAATACCCACAATAATTATCTGTTTATCTTTATATCTATCATGCAGAATCTCAACCTTCTCTCCCTTATCAACTAATCGATAAACGATAGCCGGTTGTTTCCTGAATTCGTCTGCTGTAAACCGTTTCATAATAACCTCGTTATGCTCGTTAATCTCATTATTAAGTATAAGGGCTATATAACCACAAAGCAATCAACACACTATAATTAAGGTACTGAGACAACAGGTATAAATCAATTTGCCTATGAATTTACATAGGATTTTTATCGTTAACCAACGAGGGTATGAAATGGCTGAAGGCACAGTTACAAGTCTTGAAGATCTAAAACTTGAAAACGCTGCGAAAGAAGAAAAGTTGGAACCTACTCCGCAAGTAGATGAAGACGAACCAGGAGTCGAAGCGGTTGATGAAACTGAAGAAGTAGCCCCCGAGGACGCGGAATCCGAGGATGGCGAAACCAAAGAATCAGATACAGAAGATTGGATGAAGAGTGATGATAGCCATGAATCACAAGAAGCTGAGAAGAAGTATACGGGGACAGATATAGGCAAAGCGAAACAAAAGCTTAAAGCCAAACTAAACCGTAAACACGACAGCGAAACTGAACAGTTAAAAGCAAGAATTGCAGAACTTGAGCAAGTAACGCCAAAAACTGATGAACTAAGCAAGCCAAAGCGTGAAGATTTTTATGATAATGAAGACCCAGATGAAGCATTCTTTGATGCTAAAGCTGAGTACAATAATCAGAAGTTCCAAGCGAAGCAGCAAGCCGAGCAAATCAGTCACGACGAGAAAGCAAGACAACAGCAAATCAACGTTGAGACTGACCAGGCCGTCGATCAGCATTATGAGCGTGCAATTAAGTTAGCTGAAGATAGCGGTATAACAGCAGAAGCCTACCAAGGCGCGGATTATCAGGTTAGACAGATGGTTGATTCTATCTTTCCGGGTTCTGGTGACGTGGTAACAGATGCGTTTATATCGAAGTTAGGCAAGGGATCTGAAAAGGTCATGTATAGTTTAGGCGTTAATAAAGAGCGTCGAGAAGTATTTAAAAAACTACTACTTGATGATACTAGCGGCATAGCAGCTGGAATGTATCTCGGAGAACTTAAAAAAGACTTAGTAGCACCTTCAAAACGTAAAACAGCAGCACCACCACCTATAGCAACGCTAAAGGGAGATGCTAAGCAAGTAGAAAGCTCTGGCGCGCTTCAAAAGAAATATGATGACGCGCACAAGAAGGGAGACTTCGGCAAAGCATTCAAACTTAAACAGGCAGCTAAAGACGGCGGTGCTAATACATCAAATTGGTAACGTTAGGAGTCCATCATGGCTTTAAGTACAGGTAAGATAGCAGAAGTTTATTTTGAAAAAGTAATTGAAACATATGAGCATCAAATGCAGATGCTTGACATGGTTAATTTATTCACCCCAGATAGTGGTGATAATCAAAACGCTGGTAACGTTGTATGGCGTCCAGTTCAACAACATGCCCCAATCATTGAAGGTTTCGATTTAACAGGTCTAGAAACCGGCATTATTGAGGAAACAGTCCCAGCAGTACTCGGTACACCTAAGAATGATTTCGTTGAGCAGCGTATCGATAACATGCGTGATCGCACATTCTGGGAGCGTCGAGGAGTACAATCAGGTAAGCGACAAGCTACTGAGTTAAACAAAGGTATTGCTGCTTTAGTGGCAAACACTGGCTCATTGTTCTATCAGACTGATGCAGTAAGCGGTTATGACGCTATCGCAGAAGGTCAAGCACTAATGAATGAGCGCCAAGCTTTGAATGACATGCGTTATGTAGTCCTTAATGACCGAGATCAATTGAAGTACTCTAAAGACTTAGCAGCACGTCAAACCCTTCAAGGTCGATCAGAAGAAACATGGAAGAAAGGCCAAATCGGGCAAAATGTAGCCGAGTTTGATGTTTATACTGGTTCATTCCTCCCCAACATTATAGGTGGAACAATAACTGATACAACCACCACAGCTGCAGTATCTGAAAAGCCAGAAGGTGGTAGCGTCGATCCAGTAACTCATGTTGTAACTAACGTGGATTATCGAACCTCTGGAAACATCCCGGTCGTAGCTAGTGCTGCTTACGCGGTAGGTGATAGAGTTAAATTTACTAATGGAGCTACAGACGTTCAAGCTATCGGCTTAGCTGATAAGAACCCATCAGGCCAAGCTATGACATTTACTATCATGACTATCCCTGACGGCACAAACGTGACTGTATGGCCTAAACCTATTGCTCTTGATGATCCAGCACTAAGCACTTTAGAAAAAGCTTATGCTAATATCGATACACAGATAACATCAGGCGCAACCATGGTTAAGCTAAATACCACTGCATCTGCTAAATCCAATATCTTCTTTGAAAAAGGTTCGATTGAGGTAACTGGTGGTGATGTGCCTATGGAATTATTAAGCCAATTCGACGGAATGAGAGTAATTCCTCATAAACTGAAAAATGGTCTTAATATGTACATGATCTATGATGGCAACATTGCAACATTGAATGTTCGATTCAGAGTCTTTACTTGGTACGGATTGACTAACTTGAACCCAAGCAATAACGGTGTTTTCACTACTTTTTAAGTAATACATTTGCCGTCCTTCGGGGCGGCTCTTTTAAATAATAAGAGGTGAAACAAATGTCTATAGCACTATACCGAAAAGGCGTAACACACGAAATCAAAGGTGTTACCTGCGAAATCGGAACTTTCAACGCATCACAATTAAATGAGAAATTAAAAGAAGGGTGGCATACCGACCCCACTAAGTTAATGTCTGATACGTTAGAAGCTATCGAGAACCAGAACAACGAAGGCACAGATATTAAAACCGAGGCTGAAATTACAAAGCCTAAGAAAGGTAAAAAAGGTAAAAGATAATGTCTAAGAAGATAGATATTATTAACGATTGCTACTCTCAACTTAGGATATCAGGTCTAACAGTACAACCTACCCCTGAAAGCTTATCTACTGCCATCTTTAGACTTGAGAATATGATGTCAGAGCTTGAGATCAGAAATATCTGTCTAGGGTATAACTTTGAAGATGTCCCAGATGGTGATACAGAAACCGGCGTAAAACACGGATTCAATCAAATGATGGCTACAAACTTAGCTGTCAGACTTATCCCAGATTTCAACAAACAAGTCCCTATTACCCTAATGGGTCAAGCTAGTCAGTCATTATCAGTTGCATCAGCATACAGCGCCAGAAACAGACTTCGAGGCGTACCGTATCCAAATAGACAGCCTATTGGTGGAGCGAATACATTACGATACAGTTGGTGGAGGCGGTTTTATAGTGAGGCTAAGCCAACTAAAACAGACTGCAATACCAAAGACATGCTTACGGGTGATGTGAATGACTTTTATGAGGACTTTCATACATATTTAGAGGGTGACTCAATTCAGAGTTACACTATTGAATCCACTAGCGGATTAACCGTATCCAATGACGTTATTAGTGGCGAACGAATAAATTACAGAATAACAGCAATTAGTTTAAGTGAAAGCTCTACACAGAGAGTAACTATAATCATAACCACAAACACTGGTCGAATTGAAACTAGGGTAATTAATTTTAATGTACGATCCCCAGACAAGGCGCTTGTATAAGGATCAATATCATGACATCACGAGATTTAGGAGTATTAGATAGTTACTTTGCAGGGGCAGTAACCTATAGCGGCCTGTCAAACAAAGCCATATCATTTGGTATTCGAGGCGAAAATCCCGATGTTGATACAGCCACTATTGAGGACGTATGGCAGGATGGCGGTCGATACTCTTATTTAGCGACAGCCGCAATATTAAGTATTGTATCTTCATCTATAAACGATTCTGCAGGACAAGGCGGGTTAGAAGTTATTAGAATTAAAGGATGTGATTCAAACTTTAAACTTATTAGCGAGCAAGTTACCTTAAATGGAACTACTCCGGTACTTACGGTCAACTTATATTATCGCGTATTTTCAATGGTGGGGGATGCTAGCAATACTGCAGACTTAAACGTTAGAGCAGCTGGAAAAATAACCGCAACAGACGGTGCTAATATTCAAGCATCAATTTTCGCCGGATCTACAGCCTCAAAAATGGCAAATATTACCGTACTAGATGGATATACTGGATTCCTAAGCACTGTATATACGTCAGGTGGACCTAATGACGACTTTATTATGAGGTTCGCTATTCGATCTGAGGATGGTGTATTTATTTCAGGAAGTGATATAGAAATTAGTAACAGCTCGATAGCATCAATCAACTTCGATCCATTTGTTGGTAATATTCAGCAACACTCAGACGTTAAAGTGGAAGCTCAGGCTGTTTCGCAAAACGCCCAAGTAAGAATAAATTACGTACTCACTATGATAGAAAACAGATACTTAAGGTCATTAGCAGGCTCTATATAAATGCCACAGGAAATCATAAATTTACTCAAAGGTGACTCAAAAGGGACTGAAACAGATTACCGCGACGCCATGCCAGTTAACATGGTAGCAGTATTGCGCCCTATCTTTAATGCAGCAGGATACATGTTACAACATCCAGGATTGACCCAATATGCAACAGGACTAGGTATTGATCGTGGAGGTATATGGAATGAGCGACTTAGAGAGCATTTAAGGATATCAGGAACAAATCTAATATCAGTACAGCCTGATGGAACCGTAGCCACACTAGGTACTGTATCTGGCTTAGAGACAGCTAGCCTACCTTACTCGTTTAATACTCAAGCTGTAATTACAGATGGTAAAATGTGGCTATATGATAAAGGCTTAGGATTTAGAGAGGTTACTGACCCCGATTTAGGTGATCCGATTGATGGAGTCTGGGTTAACGGTTATTATTTCTTGACAGACGGTAGTTTTTTATACCATACCGATTTAACTGATGAGTCAGCTATTGACCCGTTAAAGTTTGCTACTTCTGAATTCTCACCAGATCCAACGCTTGGCGTGGCTAAAACTAATGATAATAAAGTTATTGTGTTTAATCGATATACAACAGAATTTTTTGTCGACACAGCATCAGAGAATTTCGCATTTACACGAATACAGACTCGAGCACTAAAAACCGGAATAGTTGGTACGCACTGTAAGGCGGAGGTAGACGGTAGCTTCTTTATTATGGGCGGTCGAAAAGATGAAGATGTGTCTATACACGTTCTAGGGGTAGGAACATCTACTAAGATAGGGTCTAGAGAAGTTGATAAAATCATAAACTCTTACACTGAAGAGGTTCTAGCAAAAAGCGTATTAGAAGCTAGAACCGAGGATGATTACCCATTCTTAATAGTTCACCTACCAAACGAGACACTTTTATTCAATACTAAGGTAGCGAAACAGGCAGGGACGGAGCAAGCGTGGACGATATTAAAAACTGATATCGTTGGCAATCTTCCGTGGAGAGCAAAGCATGGAGTATTTGAGCCTAGATTAGGACAGTGGGTCTATGGTGATAAGAGAGATGGGACGATAGGTATATTAGATGACACTGTAGCCACTCATTACAATGATATAGCCGAGTGGGAGCTAAAAACCCCATTCATGTATTTAGACTCATCATCAATAGATGAGTTAGAAATTGAAACAATACCAGGATACACATCAACTAGTGACGCCACAGTTTCTATATCGTTAACTTATGATGGTGTCAGTTATAGTAAGGAATGGTTTGAAATGTACGGATTACCGTCTGCTTATAGTAAACGATTTATAATTCACAGATTAGGGTATGTGGCTAACTGGGTTGGTATTAAATTACGTGGAGCCACTCGCTCTAGAATGGCATTTAGCAGGGCATTTTTAACTTATGGCTAGTCAAACAACGACCGAAAAACTAGCAGGTCTAGTCTTATCTGCGACTGAGGTTCAGAAACTTACTAAGTGGACCGATCCAATGGTTGAGGACTACCTTAATATACTTAGAAATTTAGTCAATATCGCTCAAGACGTAGATATTATTAATGATAGAGAGATTATTTTTGACGCCAAAGCATCCCAGTTATTAGCTGCACTTCAAGGTGAGGTCAGACGGAATCAAGGTAGGTTAACTTTAAACTCAAGGCTGATTAATAATTTAGAGCAAATAGTCGCTGTCGTTGATGCTGAAACTAAAAAGCATCACAGTATGATAACGATAAACGGTAAAGAAATAAAAAAGGCTCTTCAGGTGGCTCATGCTTGGTAAGTTGAAGTCCATGATAGAGTTATTGAGGCGAGATGTTGTTAATTACGCTCCACTGAAAGGGTTGTTACTAGCAATAACCGGTAACGGAGGATCAGATCCAAGTATAGCAACTAGTTACAATGTTTTAACGGTAACTAGAACAGGGATTGGCGTGTATCGTGTTACAGCGATACAAAATACCATATTTGGGTTTTCGATTGGTAGTAATTCGGCTATAGCTCTTTCTCATTCAATACAACCTAGCGTAGTCAGTGAGGCGCATTTTGTAAGGGTTATCGCTGTTAGTCCTGGAATATTTGATATTGAGGTTACAGAATTAACAGTTGGCGGCGGAAATAAATTAGAGGTTAATCCTTATGATATTTTATCCTCTGATGGGGTTGATGTTACATTTTTAATAAACGCAGGATTAGGAAAACTACCACCGGAGTAAATATGGCTATTAAGAGTAATGTCGGAAGTGGAGTAATAAACATACTCACCACTGACACAGTAATAAGACAGCAACAGGCAAGTATTGACAGGTATCATGTATCATCGTTGAATATATTTAATGATACTGCCGCCAGTATTACTGTGGATATATATGTAAGCTCAGATCTAACATCAGCGTCGGGCGATAAAGTATCAGAGGAAACAATAGGAATTAATTCTGAATCTGATATAAACGCTGTGATAGGACAAGGCTACTCTAGTCTAAATATTATAGCGGTAGCGTCCGCGGTTGGATTGAACGCCTCAATAACGTCGACTGAATATAGCGCCGGAGATTAAGTGTATGATTTTAAAGGTAATTAAATGTGTGATTTCTTAATACTTGGACTACCCAGAAGCAGAACCGCGTGGTTATCTAATTTTATGACTACAGGTAATATATTCTGTCATCACGAAGCTATTAATGGGTGTCATAATATGACTGATTTTTTAGTGAAAACAGAAGGGTGTGGTGACAGTGATACTGGGTTGGCTTTGTTTAAGTATGAGGACTATTTACCTAATATTAGAACTGTGATTATAGACAGCTCTATTGATGCTGCGGTTAATTTTGGTTTAGAACAAGGTCATAACATCCATAAAGCGATGGTAATCGAGAAAGAAAGGTTAGATAATATACATGGTTTACATGTGGATATAAATGACATAGATGCTAATCTTGAAAGTATATGGAAGCATTTAACTGATGAGCCTTTTAATGAGAAGAGAGCTAATTTGTTAACTAACTTTAACGTTCAAATTAAGGATTTAGATGTAATGGATATCCCCTCAATAAGGCAATTTATGGCGGTAACTAATGGCTATCTCACACATTAAACTAGACCTAAAAGTCAATATTAAACCGCTTAAGACAGTATTGGCGCGCAATAGTGACTTATTCGGTAAGATACCATATAGAAAAACAGCGCCCAATTCACCCCATAGAGAAATGGAGGATATATGGGTTAGATTTAACGATGTTACAGGTTTTGAAAGGTCTGGGGATTTCTCTAAAATAGTAGATGAGCATGAGTCAATATGGTACGAGATGGATATTTTACCAGAGGTTAAGACTATATGTAATGATATTATGAATTATTGTGACGGGTCAAGATTAGGTGGAGTGCTGATAACAAGACTTCCATCAGGGAAAAATATATACCCACATAATGACAAAGGGTGGCACGCCGAATATTATCAAAAATATTATATCCCGATAGTAAACACAGTAGGATCTTCGTTCTACTTCGAGGATGGAGATATTAAAGATCCAACTGAGGGGGATGTCTGGTTTTTTGATAATTCCTTTACTCATTGGGTTAAAAATGAATCAGATACTGATAGGATTGCATTGATAGTATGCTTAAAAACAGATTTTAAACTAGGGGTAACTACATGCCATACGCAGTAGCAGCAGCAGCAGTAGCAACAGCATATTCAGCTTATACAAGCGACCAAAACGCCAAGAAAGCAAGACAGGCGGCAGGCGAGGCCGCAGGCAGACAGGAATCAGCTCAAGATAGGGCATTAACTTATCAGATGGAGCGAGAGAAACTACCTACTCAATTTAGAGAAGGCGCCTTAAAACAATTAGCTGGAGCTTATGGATTAGAAGGTGGCGAAGGGTCTCAACAAGACTTAATAGATCAAGCAATGGACTCACCACTCTATACTCAGATGCTTGAACGAGGAGAGGAGTCTGTTCTTAGGAATTCAGCCGCAACAGGTGGGTTACGTTCTGGTAATGTGCAGGATAATCTAGCTAGATCAAGTCAAGATGCTTTACTTGCATCTTATAATCAGCAAATAAGCGGATTAAATAGAATGTCTGGTCTACCTGATAATACGAATAGTATAGCTAATACCATCACGGGGATAGGAACAACTCAAGCGCAAGGTGTCCTTGCTCAACAACAAATAGCTCAACAGAATAGCCAAAACAATATGAATCTAGTTAATAATGCGGCTAATTCCTATATGCAATACAAATACTCAGACATTAGAGCAAAAGATAACATTATATTCATCGGTATGAAGAACGGTTATAAATACTACAGCTGGACTTGGAATAAATTAGGTGAAAAATTAGGCTTAACCGGTCCTGATACTGGCGTTATGGCACATGAAATTCATAAAATTAAACCCGAGGCTGTCACGACTAAAGATGGCGTACTGATAGTTAATTACAGCGCGCTGGAGGCATAACATGGCTGGAAACCCATACACAATACAACCCGCACTATCATCAGCTGATAGCGTCTTTAAGGGGTTAGGTTCGATTATCAAGCAGAACCGGCAAGAGCAAAAAGCTACTCAAAAGAAAAAAGAATTTATGGGAGCGTTAGAGTCTGGCGATCCTAATAAAATGGCTGAGTTTGTTATTAACAACCCCGACTCACGTGAGATCGTTAATGATTTAATGAAATACAAATCAACAGCCAGTAAAAAGAATCACAAAGACACTTTGCGAAATATTCTAACTGACCCGCAAAATGCAGAGCAGCACATGCAAAGTAGGGTCGATTATTTAAATTCCGTGGGAGCCTCAACTGATATAGCTGACAGGTCGCTAGACCTTGCGGTGCAAGGGCGAACCGATCCGAGTAAAATGGAAACTTTCCTTAAGGGTGCGGAGGTTTCTTTCGCTGGTGTTGCGCCTAAAGAGTTTAAGGCGTTACAGGCAGATGCGGCAGGGGCAGCAGGCGCTGGATCAAGCGAAAGAGAATTTAATAACTTGATTAAAAACTTTTCTGAAAAAGATAAAAAGCGCGCTCGTAGAGTAAAAGCAGGATTAGAAGGAAGGGCTACAGGGTCGGCAGCTCAGACTATAGCAAAAGAAGGAACGACCGAAGAAGTGGGGAAATCAGAGGCGGATATTGCAGAAGCTAAAGAAGAGGCGACAGGAGCAACCAAAGGCCGTCAACAAAGATTAAATAACTTGAGAGAAGCTAAGGCAGGTAGACAGGGCAGTTTGCTGAAAGCTAATAAATTTTTAGATTTACTTAAAACAGATAAACTTAGCACCGGTGCAGGACGTAAAGGAGCAAGTTATATTCCCGGAGTATATACAAAGCAAGGGGAATTAGATGAAGAATTTAACGCATTCTCAGAAATTGCAGCAAGACAGGCATTAAAGGCTAGTGGTGAATTACGTCCTACTGATGCAGACGTCGAGGGTATGAAACGTGCAATGTTCGGTATAGGTCGAGATGAAAAGGTTAATATTCAATTATTAGAGGACTATATAAGACAACAAGAAAGCGACGAGGACGAGTATTTTAATTTACTTAGAGGTAGAAATGCACCTCAAGAACCCGTTCAACCACCTAATATAGATGAGTTATTAAAGAAATATGCGAACTAGATCACAATTAGAAAGCGCGTTAATTAATGCTGATAAAGCAGGCGATACTGATGCAGCCAGACAGTTTGCGTCAGCTATCTCATCAGGAAACTATGATAATGCTCAGATTAATGAGAAACCTATTGCACCTCAACAAGAGCAGCCAATGTCTACACCTGAAATTCAGCAGCCAATACAAGAACAAGCTCCACCATTTCAGGATACGGTCCAAAGCAGCCAAATGATACCCGGTCAAATGCCTGAGCAAATACCAGAGCCAGGTTTTTTTGAGGGTCAGATAGATAGACCTGTAGGGCAAATATCTAAAGTAGTTAAAGAGGGTATTTTAGGTCCAGCAGAAACAGCAGGATCGATGATTGGTAATATTGCGGTCGAGGGTTTAGCCGGTTTAGCTGGACTAGGGACTTTAGCTTTTGATGATGCCGAACAAGCCGACAGTAACATTAAATCTGTCCGTGATGCTCTGCATTTAATACCGCCAACAAAAGAAGGTCAAGCGATACTTAAGCAGGTAACTGACGTACTAAAGCCTGTAGGGGAGTCAATTAAGGCAGCTCGGGAGGGTTTAGGTGATGCCACTATGGAAACTACTGATTCAGAGTTATTAGCCTCATTAGCTCAGACTGTACCTGATGCTTTATTAATGGCAACAGGGGTTAGACTGCCTAAAGCAAAAGTACCTAAGCCACCAGTAAAGAGAGTTGAACCTACTATTTCGGAAGTGAAACCTAAATCTTATGAGCAATTAAGTAAAGATATTAAAGCCAAGAAAGATAAAAAAGTAGCAGAGCAAGTAATGCCTGATGCAGATATATTAAAGGCGGCTGATGATTTGGGGGTTGTATTAAATCCATCAGCTTATTCAAAAAATCATATTTACCGACAAACTGAGCAAGCATTAAAGGATAGACCTGGATCTAAATTAGGCGCAGTTGAAGAACAAGCCATAATAGATTTAGGGACTAATGCAGATAAGCTAATAAAGGACATTGGCGGCGCAACTGATAAGTCCATGTTAGATTTTGCTGTAAGGGAACAGATAACATCAAATATAAGAAAACTAGAGGATAGTGCAAGCAAGGCTTATGACTCAGTATCTAATGCAATACCAAGAACAACATTAGTTAAGGCTGAAAATTCAAAAGCGTACCTTAAAAATACCCTAGATGATTTAGGGGGTGATACTGCTAGGTTAACCCCTGCTGAGAAATCACTAGAATCTTTAGTAAGTGGAGATAAGGCCCCAACATACGCAGCATTAGATAGAATAAGGAAAGATGTCGGCTCAGGATTTAAAGGTAAGGGTGTGTTTAAAGACGTCAATGAAGGAACCCTAAAGCAAGTTTATGGCGCTCTAACCAAAGATCAAGAGGCCGTATCTAAAGCTTTCGGAGTTGGTGAAACTTATCAAATTGCAAAAAAACTAGTACAGACTAGGAAAAATCTAGAGAAATCAGCTCAAGGATTACTAGGAAGGGAGTTACAGAATTCAATAATACCAAAAATAACTCAAGCATCAACAGCCTTAACAAAAGGTGATATTTCTAAATTTAAAGGGTTAATGAACTCAATCCCTAAAAATAGAAGGCGTGAAGTTGCGGCTACAATGCTGAATGATTTATTTACTCACGGAGCAAGGAATAAAGCAGCATTAGGTCAAGGATTTGTTAACGCATATAAGGGTTTAAATAGAAATAAAGCAGCAAAAGACACACTATTCAGAGAATTACCGCCAGAAGCAAGAATTAGATTCGATAAAATAGGGAAAGTCACAGAGGGGCTATACAGAGCTAAAGCATTGGAGAATAAGTCACGTACAGCCGCATCGGTTATAGCTGCTTTAGATAATGGTGGCTTGCTATCAAAGATATACGAAGGTACTAGAATAGTGCCAGGAGTTAATCTTATTAGAAATGCAGCTGATATGGTAATAAATAAAGCCGATAAAGCGACAAAAATTGCTGACAATTTATTAACATCACCAGCCTTTAGGCAATCAGTAGAAAAAGCAGCTCAAGGCAAAGCGAAGCAGGCGCAAAAATTAATAAGTAGTTCACCAGTTTATAAAAAATGGCTAGGGACATTATCAAAAAAAGATGCTGCAAAAGTGGCTTCAATTGGATTCATAGAATGGTTGACAGAAAACACCGCAAATCAAAATCAAAAGGTGAAGTAAAATGGCATTAGGATTAGTTAATTTAAATATAGAGTACTATCCAGACCCAACACAGGGCAGACCCGTCTTTAATGGCTCGATTTACATAGGCATACCAGACTTAGATCCGCTAATTGAAGCTAATCGAGTCACTGTACAAATTAGACAAGAAGGTAATCCAGACTTACCTATATTACCATCGGGACAGCCGCTATTAACCGGTGGTGGTGGAGTTGTATTATACAATGGATCTCCTGCTCAAATATTGTACGGCGGAAATTATTCTCTAAAGGTTCTAAATAATCTTGGAGTGCAGGTATATTATATACCTAATGCTTTTGCAGAAGTTGTTGGAAATACCACCGAAGCTATAGTAGTTACAGATAAAACCGAAGCTAACACCCTAACTCCGGTTGAAGGCAAAAAAGTGTTTATAACCTCTGCTGATGGCGGGTCTTTCACTATGAGGACAGGGTTGCCTATCGGAACTTTAAACGATGACGGTGGATCTTTTATCGGCTCAAAATTCACTAATGGTGATGGCAGTGAAGGCCTCGAGAGGGATGAAGTAAAACACTTTGATGTTGTGTGGTTCGGCGCGGTTGGTAATACTTCCGTGGTAGGAACGCCACCAATTGTAGACGACACAGCCGCTATTAATTTAACTATTAACGCAGCAAGAAGCACGGATAAAAACGTAGTTATACCGGCAGGTAATTACTTAGTAACAGATACGATTACAATTTATTCGGGAATCAACTTGGTTGGGTCTAATATGGGTGGCGTATCAAACGGATTTGCTAAAAGAGTTGGAAGCACTGAAATAACATTTAACCCCGCTGTACCTACAGATTTATTCGTAACAGTTCAAGAAACCCCACCATCGAGCCATGACCAGTTTAGCTCTATAACTGGCATTAGAATGGTAGGCGGCGCATCAGGTGGTAATGCTAATATCGGGATAAGTCTTGATAAACTAATATATTGTGCATTTAGAAATCTAACTATCTCAGGATTCAACACAGGCATTTACTGTAAAGGAACGATTAATAATAGATTTGAGCAGGTCTACATTGACACTTGTTCGCTTAGTTGTGTGCTTATAGACAGCACTTCTACCACTGACGTATTCGATCAATGTACGTTTTTTGGCTCGACAACAGGGGTTATTATTAATAACTCAATATCAATTAGATTTTCAAACTGTATTTGGGAACAATGTGACGATTATGGCTTAATAATGAATAGCCGTTGCGAGAATATAATGGTCTTTGGTGGGTATTGCGAGGATGTACCTTTTGCTAATACAGCTCCAGATAATGCCATGTTTAATGTAGGGAATTCAGGCGGTGTCGCTGTAATTGGAAATCTCTTAACTGTGGTTGGTGGCGTTTATTCAGGGAATAATACAGGCAATCAAGGTTCTTTTCTTGATGCTGATTTTTCAGACGGCATATTCTTTTCAGACGTTTCTCATTCACGATACGTTACAATATACAAGACAGGAACAAATACAAAAGACAGAAGTATCACATTAAATGGTACAAGGGGTATCTCTTGGACTACGTTTGCTAGTGATTTTAATAAAATATCAGGTACTTTTGATCCAAGAACAACTGATGTTAGTACAGGTCCGGAGGTTAGAAGCAAAAACGCTGCGTTTGACCAGATAGAATCTTTTACTTCCGGGGGATCGGTTAGTATTGTTAGTCCGGTTGTGTTTAGTATCCCATCAGTAGATTGGACATCAACAGTGGCTCCAGTAGCAAATTGCTCAGTTCCTGCGTTTAATTATTCTAAGTTTATCCAAATTGGGGACTACGTATATTGTGAGGTAAGAGGTACGGTTACTGTTACCGCGTCATCCACTGAAACCTCATTTTCATTTACATTACCGGTTGACGCTAACAGTAATACTTCTGCGGCTTCCGGGTCTATCGTGACAAATTGGGGCGGATATGGCTCAGGGGTTTTTGTGAACTTAACAGGAACTAACCCCACTCAGCAGCTAGCTGTAATACCAGCCGGAATGGTTAATGCTACCGGTGCACAAACATTCACGTTCGGCTGTTACTACTTAACTGTATAATTATGTTTAAATTAAGCAAAAAATCAGAATTAGGAAGATTATGGATATAAAAGAACAATTAATTAAACATGAAGGTTTACGTCTTGATATGTACGTTGATAGCGTAGGTAAAAATACAATAGGAGTTGGTCGTAACATTGATGATCGAGGCATAACAAAAGATGAAGCTATGTACTTATTAGATAATGATATTAAAATAATTATGGAGCAAGTTAGCCATGTTAGATGGTTTGATAGCTTAAGTGATGTTAGAAGAAAGGTCATAATCGATATGGTTTTTAACTTAGGAATTACCAGATTCAAGGGATTTACTAAAACAATCGCACATATTGCAGCCGGAGATTATGATGGGGCCTCAAAAGAGATGCTAAATAGTAAATGGGCTGAACAGGTTGGTACTAGAGCTATAACCTTATCTAAGATGATGAAGGATAATATTGATTAAAATAGTAGTATATTTAGAGCAGTAATATTCTACCGATATGTAATAAACTGACGAAAGGCTTAAAAATGACGAATAACAAGGATTGGAAACGAAAAACGCAGGGTAGACGCGCAAAAGATGAAACAGGAAAAGACATGAAAAATGCTAATTTTTGGCTGAAAGTAATGACCATGATATTAACATTATCAATGTTCGCTACTACGTGGATTGCTCGGGATATTAATCAACTTAAATCGAACGTCAGTGCTAATTATACGATGACACAGGTTATATTGACGAAGCTAACAACTCACAAAGAGAACTTAAACCGTGAGACAGAAGAGCGAAAGGAGGGTGAGAAGTTCGCCAGAGTTGAGCGTGAAGAGATTAGGCGCGAGCTTAATGCTCACGTAAGCGATAGTTACCAAACATTTAACGAAAGAAAATACAGAGGGAAATAATGAAACACATACTAGCTTACGTCTTTGCAGTAGTCGATTTATTCTCATTTATCGCTTTTATGACAGTAGATACCGCTAAAGCTCACGAATACAATACGATTAGCCAGACTATAAGCCTAACAAGCGATAAAGCCATATCAGACGTAATGAGCGTATCAGCTATTGATTGCTCTACTAGCAAAAAATATCAGGTAGGCATCGGCTTAGGGGCTTACGGTAACTCGAATTCAGTAGCAATCGGAACCTGTAACCGTTTTGACAATGTATTACTAAAAATTACTGGCCATGAAAGAGGCGGTAATGTGGGATTAATGTTTACTTTTGAGTAGGAGATTAGATGTTTAAATATACTGGCTTTATTAAAGGGTCCAAAACGTTAGATTTTCAAGCATTGTGTGCCGTATTGGTAGTGGTTGAGTCTAACATGAGTTTAATTAGTAACTACTTAGGAGATTATGCTGATACCGCCCTATTCGGTGTTGTTATAGTTAATGTCCTGCTTCGATTTATTACCACCAAACCACTAAAAGAGAAATAGATGCCAAGTCTGAAAGTTATCAAAGCATGGGTGATAGGAGCACTTGCCGTAGGTGCTGCTGTTCTGTTCGGTCTGTGGAAAGCATCCCAATTAGGTCGAGTAAAAGACAAAGTATCAGGCATTAAACGTGCTAGACGAATTGAGAAAGCGGTAAGCAAATCAACTGTGGAGGCATTGCAGCGTGAGCATGAAGAACTTAGCAATATTAGTACTAAGCGCGACGATTTTAACTAACTGCGCGTCTACTACGTGTGAGAAGGTTACAATCGAGCCATTAAACCCAGTTAAGTATAAAAAGATAAGAACATCAGAGTTTCAGTGCATCTCAGATAAAAGTTATGAGAAATTCAGGTATAACGATATCGCGTGTAAAGGTAGGATTAAAACACTTAATTCGATTATAGATAAAATAAATACAACTAAATAAAAAAACCGATTAACCCATAGGAAGGTTAACCGGCTACACACAACAAGGGACTAATATAAATCGTTTTTAACTTTGATACAATTAGTATTTAGTATTTCTTTCATTAAGATAACTTGTAATTGCAGTTCTTCATCAAGATTCTGAGGGCATAACCCGTACGTTTTACGATTAGAGTCAAGATATTGAACGGTTATCATTGATGTGGTATCACTTTTCCGGTCGATAGTTACATTAAAATCCCTCAAATGATTATTAATAAACTCTAAAGAATTGTCGATTGAATCAATTTCTTCATCTAAGTTATTCATTAGCAGTGATCCTTATCTATCTTGTTAAGTTTTTCACAAATAAGGATAGATATATTGTACCTGTACCACAGAATCTCGCTTGGGCTAACAGGAAAACTAGCGGCTATTGCTTTCTTGTTTCGTATTAACCTGTCGGTTAGCAGCTCATTCCATACCAAAGGAAATTGCAGAAAAGGAAATAGTGATAGGAACCAGTTACAAGGGACATCTAACAGGTAATTAAATAGATTAGTGAATATTCGACCAACCAGACTAGGCTCATCCGACCCGTATTTATTCTTAAAGTAAAATCCAATGACAAAGAATGACCACGTTACTATTGTGTAATAAGCCCAGTAATGCCAGTACAGTTTTATAATTTCCATAATTCTCCTAATGTCTAGTTTCTTCGTTATCCGGGAATACGTTAGCTAAATCCCACTCTTCGATTAACATTTGTAATGCTTCAAGCTCTAGACCTTTAAATACCTCCACATCTAAAAAATATAAGCAATCCTTGTCTTTAATCTCAACTAAGGACGTTAGAGGCTCTACGCCGTCCTCTATCCTGACATTGAACTCATCACAGTTATTATATATAAAGTCGCTTAGGTCGCTCATAGCTACTCCTGTTGTTTTACTTCTGTATAGGGTGGC